ATAAACAAGTCTTCCCTTCGTTGGCATTCTCAACGATAACTCCTGCTTGGTCAAAGGTCAAATGCTCTCGTAGTAAATTCATCTATAAGTCCTTATTATTTTGCTCTCTTTGGAGCACCATTTAATGGGCTTCCAGCACCTTTGTCTGCTGACTCAGGCTTGCCTTTTCTTTCAGCACCATGCCCTGCAGATTGTGCTTTCATTGCTGGGGCCTTTTTATTACCTGGTACATTTACATTACCTGTGCTCATGTCTTTTGGATTTTGATCACTTACTGGGTTACCGTGTAGATTACCTTTGTTAGCTTCAACTCCCGACTCTGTTCCGCCTTTTAATATGTTTGCTGTAGTACCACCCATATCATTTTTTCCAGCTACTGGTGACTTTGTGTTTGTACCATTGTCGCCCATTTTGCCAAATTGATGATATTGCTCGCCACCTACTTTGTTTACATATTCGCGCATAAGTTCTGCTTGGGTAAGATTTTTTCTTGACTCATAGCTAAAATTTTCTTCAGGCATTTCTTCTTCGTCGCCCATGTCCATGTCACCTTCTTCTTCGTCGCCCATGTCCATGTCACCTTCTTCTTCGTCGCCCATGTCCATGTCACCTTCTTCTTCGTCACCCATGTCCATGTCGCCTTCTTCGCCGGCTAACATCTCTTCAAATTCTGCTTTAAGGTCAGCTAATTCTGCTTCAAGATCTTTAATATCATCTTGTGTTACAGGTTCGTCTCCTCCCATATCAGCATCCATGTCCATGTCACCTTCTTCGTCACCCATGTCCATTTCCATATCATCAGCAGCGTCTCCGCCCATCATGTCCATGTCCATTTCTGGTTCGCCTTCAACTTCAAATTCATCTAAATTAAAGTTTTCATCGACTTCTTCGTCATCTGATTCATCGACTTCTTCGTCATCTGCCTCGTCAACCTCTTCATCTTTTGATTCATCTAATTCGTCATCTGATTCATCAACTTCTTCGTCATCTGATTCATCAACTTCTTCGTCATCTGATTCATCAACTTCTTCGTCATCTGATTCATCAACTTCTTCGTCTTGCTCTTCTTGTAGTAAGTTTTCATAAATTTGTCTTGATTTTTCTACTACAATTTCATGGAAAAGATCTTCTGCTTTAGCAGTATCTTCATTTACAAGATATTCTAGCATTTGCTGGAATTTATCTCGGCTTTCATTTACTTTTTTAGGCGCAACTTTTTTGTTGACGCTTTCTTTTACCTGCTTTTTAATTCTTTTTTGTGCCATTGATTACTCCTATAAATTTACCAAATGGTAAGGCTGTCATAATATTATTTACATTAATTGTAAGAAATAGTGCATAAATAGAGGAAAAACAAGGTTTTTTATAGATTAAAAAACTTTAAAAAAAATTCTTTATTCATAGTTTTATAATTAGGCAATTTTTCAAAATCTTCTGGATTGTATGTATGAGATTCTACAACCCTAATAAACTCAATATTTTTATTATCTTGTATCACCATTTTTGTTTGCCTTGACCAATTACCAAAAAATGTCGCCCCGTCTGAGCTTTTTTTATAATTTGGCGTATTTGCGTAAACATTATTAAATTTTTTACCGCCGTCTAAACCTTTATAATCAAATCCTAAAATATATATTTGTTGCCATTTATGTTGGCATGCAAGCCATAAAGCTGTAGGCCCACTGCTCCATCCTTTACTTGGTTGAAAAAAATTAAAATTATTCATCCTCTCATATGATCTGTTAGGATTTGTCCAAACTATATTTTTATTTTGATAACCAGATTTATTAATTTCAAGGATCATTTTAACATCAACAGCAACAAGATAGTCTGGAGAAAATTCTCTGTAGAGAGCATTACATCCATAAATTGTACCAGTTGCCTTTAGTTTATCTAAGTCAATGCCTACCCTCGATGTACCATTACCTAAAACAAAAGCAAGACGATGACTTTTTTCAATATGAGAAAAGTCAGTGACTTGTTCACGAATTTTAGCTAACTGTTTTTCTGCTTTTTTTTTATTTTTTAAATGATTGTTGTATGCTTTTAATCTTTTGAATTCTTCTTTAGTGTATAAAGATTTATCAAGCTTCACACTAGCCCTTCACCTGCTGCAGCGGCCTGAGCAGCCATGCCATACATTTGCCGAACAAATTCAATCTCATTTGCTTTTTCTTTATCATGAAGTTCTGCTGCTTTTCTTGCACGATTTATCTGTTTAAGCGTTAATCTTGTTTTCCTAGTGTCATCTAGATCAACAACAGATTTGTCATACTGTGGCTCATACCTATCGTCTTCAGCAGGCTCCATGGTTTCTTTATCATAATAAAATAATTCACGTAGTATCATACTGTATTTATACCGTTGGTGCGGCTCCTGTATCTGCTGGTGCGGCTTCTGCTCCAGGTTCTGGTACAGTTGCACTTGTCGGAGGTTCTCCTTCTCCTCCATCTTCCATTCCTTCAATATCTGCTATGTCCTCAGCACCGCCAATATCTGCAGATATTCCTGCTCCGCTAATTCCTACACCACGCATTTCTGCAGCAGCATCTCCTCCTGAAGTTTGTAATTCTTCATCATTTTCCTCTCTCCATAGCTGTTCATTTTCTGCAATTTCCTCTTCACTTAATCCTAGATATCTTTTTAAAGCAAATCTATTAGCAATAAAAGGTATTGCTTGTACAGATCCAAAACTTGCAATGCGTGTAGTGTCTAACTCACTTTGCCGGTAAGCAGCGAAATTTTGCGGAGGGCAAAACTTAATATCAAACATTGCAGTATCAATATTAACACCTTTTTCAAGTAAGTATCTTTTAAATTCTTGATCAAATTCTTCTATTAGCAAATTTTGTAATCGTTCGCAATAGGTGTTAAACCTTAGTTCTTGTATATACGCAGTACCAACTCTGCCGTCATTATATGTTGCATTACTGTCATCTGCACCAGTAGGCAAATAACTACTAGGTATTCGTAGTCCTCTTACTAATTTATTTGTAAAATATCGTAAATCGTCTATTTCACCTAGGTTAGTTCCGCCAGGCAGTGTTTCAACTTTACTGCCTCTACCTTCTGCAGTTTGAGGGAAAAAGTAATCTTCATTGATTGACAGAGGATTATAGCTACTGTCTATGACGTTTGTTCCTCCTCCTGTCTTGGATGGTATTCTCCGCTGATGGATTTCCGTTTTTACACGCTCAACAAACTGCATTGCAAGATGGCTAGGCATGTTACCCACATCAACGTAAAAAACTCTTCTCTCAGGTGCTCTTTGCACCCTGTAAATTATAATTGCATCTTCTAATAATTCTTTTTGTTTGTAAACTTTGAAAATACTTTCTAATAAACTGTTACCGAAAGGAAAATTCTCATCTAATCCTTCGCTAAGGCTTACATGAACAATATGTTCTGCATTAACTGCAACTTCTTCTTGTTCAATTTGAAATCTAGAACCTACTTGTCCTGGATTTGTTGGTCCGGTCATTCCTCTAACACCACCTGTAATGTACCCGGTTCCTCCTCCAGTAGTACTACCATTTGTTTGCAAAGGCTGAGTGGCAATTAAATCTTTAAAATTTAACGCAACATCTTGCACAATGTATTGTTCAGGTTCTTTGCCTTCACTTTCATTTACAATAATTCGATTTACTTTAGCCGGATCAACATAAAATAATTTTTTTGTTTCTGGATCTCTTAGGAAAAATGTGTCACCATATTTAAATGTATTCCGTAAAATGCGAAACATTCTTGTTTCAAATTCTTGTAATTTATACCATTGTTTTAAGTATTCGCTTAGGATTTGTACTTCGGTGTTTGTAGCATTCTTATAAAATTTAAATTCAAAATGTGTATCATTCTTTTTATTTTTTTGCGTACAAAATTCAGCAAGGATATCAAGTGCGGCATTTACTTCAGAATCCATATCCATAGTGTTATACTGGCCATATCTTTCTACACGATTAGGTGCTCCAGTATAGATATCTGGTAAGAATGAATTATAATTGGATCTTGCCGGTCCTGGCTTGTTAGAAAATTCCCGTCCGCTGATTGGACCAAACCCTGATCCAGGTTTTCCTTGCTGATCAACTGTTGTAAAAAACTTCTTCCAACTCATTCTTTTCCTTTTTACGCATACATAGATGATTCTCGATTGTAATCAAGATTCTTTTTTGACATGTTATTACTTTTAGTATTTAGCTCTACTACTTCTCTCACATTATTGTTAAGATCAGTTAATTTTTGTACTACTTGTGACATGTCTACATTATTTTTAGCTGGGTAATTTTCCATTAACTTTTCTATTTTTACTAATATTTCATTAACACTACTAGACCAAGTCTCTGTTAATTTATTTAAATCTCCACTAGCTGGATCACCGTTATATTTTTTAATATCAGTTACACCTGATTTTACCATTTCCTTTAATTGCGATAAAAGGGCTGCATTTTCTGCCGCAAACATTTGTTTATCTTGGCTCATAGGTCCCATAGTTAGTAATTCTTGGAACAACTGCTGAGTCATGTCATTAGACATTGATGCGTTTGGTTGGAAATTTTGGGACTGCTGAGCCATGTCATTAGACATTGATGCGTTTGGTTGGAAATTTTGGGTTGGTTGATACATTGCTGGTACTAATTGTGGATCATTTGGTTTGATATTTTGACTAAATGGATTTAAATCTAATTCATCCCACCATGTATCAAATGCATTTTTCTTAGCTTTAATGTCGTCATAAAATTTTGTTAATGTAGCAAACTGATCATCGTACCATGATTGGAAATCATTTTTAAATCCAGATAATTTATCCATTAATGTAGATAAACCCATTTCTTCATTTATAAATGTTTGAAATTTATTACCCCATGTATCTAATGAATCTGATATGTATTGTGTAATACTGTCCCATTTTTCGGTTACAGATTTCAATGCATCGTCAATAATAGTAGTAGCATCTATCCTTTTACCTGCAGCTCTTTCTCCTTCAACTGCAGCATAATCATCCTGTTGTAGTTTATGTAACCCTTCTTGTAATTGCTGTGATAAATTACCTTCTTTATCTAATATGTTTTTACTAATTAAATCTTTAAGTAATTTTTGTTTTTCTCCTTCGTTTTGAGTTTCATTAAACTGTTTTAACAGATTATGTATTTCTTCAATTTTCATTCCGCTGTCTGACTCTGGATCACCTTCAACTGCCTGTAGATCTATCTTTAATCCTCGACCTATAAATGTTTCCAAATCTGCCATACCTACTGCAGCTGGACCTTTTTCCTGCAAGACATTATTCTTTTCCAATAATCCGTTTATCTTGTCTTGTAAACCTTTAACAAGAGCAGGTGAATCAAATCTCTGAATGTCTTGTGAAAGCTCAACTAACTTATCATTAATTGCTGCAGAAGACTGTGCTCCGCCCAAGACTTTTTGGAATTCACCACTAAGCTCTGCAAATTGTTGTTCAAATTCTCTTACTGCCATGTAAGAACCCATGTTTTCAGTTTGATCATACATGGTATTCCTTACTTTTTCTGTCATTTCGGCTACAACAGTATTAAATCCTTCTATGATATCGCCTGTAGCGCCTATCTTTGATTCAATCGCAGTAATTAATGGATCCATTTCAGCCAATGCATCTGCTTGTGTTTGTCCTACTTCTGAAACTCCTGCCATGCTTGCTAGATATGCGCCCTGTCTACTTTTTGCAAATTTTAAAGCTGCAGCGGTTGCTTCTTGGCTTAATCTCTCAGCTTGTTCTACATCTCCAGCTTTCAGTGCTGCGGCTGCTTGTTGGGCAAGTGCATATGCTTCGTGGTTTGTTGCGGCAAAATTCTTTGTAGCTTCGCCCACAGGAACACCAAGTCGGATTATATCATCCATTAGGTCTTTTAGCACAGTTGGTGCACCAGCTAACCCAGTTTGCATTTGATTATATGCTTCTTGTGCATTTTCTATACCATTTGCTTCAAGCATCCTTAATGCACCAATTTGTGCTCCATCTCGCTGCCTGCGCTCTAGATCATCCTGGATAGCTTTTGCTTGCTTTCCAGTTAATTTAGACATCACTGTCATTGATTGTGCAAGTTCTGCGGCTGCTAACAGTTGTTCTTCTTCTGATCGTTGTGATAAAATATCTTGCCGCCTAGTAAGAGCTATGTTTTGAACAACAAATTCATTAGCTTCAGCAATAGACATACCTAAATTTTGTAGTCTATCAATTACTCCACTATCAAACATTGTGCGACCTAATTTTGCTACAGCCGCTGCTCCTCCGTCTACTCCACCTTCAAACATAGACAAAGTTTGACTATTGTTAGCTACAATTTCAGCGTAGTCTCTTAAACTTAACCTTGCCTCGCCTGCCTGTAAACGTAGCTGCGATAAATCTCCGCCAAAGCCGCCTCCTACCTTTGATAGATACCGGTACATGTTAGCTTGGTCTTGTAGCATTCCTGATACAACTTCAACACCCATGCCTAAAACTTTAAACGTGTCACCTAAAAAATCTCCTATTATAGGAATATTTTTTGTAAACGATTTGTCTAGTTCACTACCTAAACTGTTAACTGCTTTACCAAAATCCGCTAAATTTCCATTACCTCTTTCTAAGATAGTGATAAATGAACCTACAGAACTTGCCAAACCACTACCCGTATCTTTGAGTACGTTACCCATGCGAGCTAATCCGCCTATTCCGTCAGGTGCAGATGGTGTGTTTGTATTGCCTCCGCCTCCGGATGGTCTAGCATTCTTAAAGCCTGCAGCAATTGAATCTTGTATTGCTTTTTTTAGTTCTTGTAAATCTTGTGGGTCCATTTAAAATCCTTAATCTAAATCTGGATGATCTATCAATGATAAGTATATTATTATTTATGTGGAGAATATATGGCAAGTTTTTTGCAAAGTTACAGTAGGCAACCTAAAATTTATGTTGACCTTCCTAGCCAAGGAACTTATTACAATGACAAGATAGTCACAGAAAATACGATTTCTGAGATACCAGTGTTCGGTATGAATACTATGGATGAACTGATAATTAAAACACCGGATGCTTTGTTTTCAGGAGAGGCTACTGCACACATTATCAAAAGTTGTATACCACATATATTAGATCCATGGAAGATTGTAAGTTTTGATATTGATTACCTATTAATAGCTATAAGGATTGCAACATATGGCGATCTAATGCCTATTACAACAACCTGTCCCCATTGCTCAAACAGTGCAGAACATGATATTAATCTTCCAAATGTATTAGGCCAATTATCAAATAATCAGTTACCTGCGCCTGTGATGTTAGAAGGTTTAAAGATAGAGCTTAGACCATTGACTTACAAAGAGCAAACTGATTTTTCCAAACAAAACTTTACACTACAGAAAAAATTAGTTCAAATTGAAAAATTACCAGATGATAATAAAGATAAAGATAAACTTAGACAAGATATCTTTAATGAAATGACCCAGTTGGCAGCAGAAATTGGATTAACCCATGTACACAATATCTCAAACGGTAATGACGTAGAATTTAATTTCTTAGAAATCAAACATTTCTTAGTTACTAACGACAGCATGTTCTTTAATGCTGTCCAAGATAGGGTAAAAGAAATGAATGACAGTTGGTCCCTTCCTGAAATTACTGTTACATGTATAAACGAAGAATGCGGAAAAGATTTTAAAACAAAAATTAATGTAGATTACTCAAGTTTTTTCGGCAACAAATCGTTAAGCTCTCGGAATCTGACCTTATAGACCTCGGTAAACACTACGAAAACATCACAAAAGAAATTAAACATAATACATACAAGTTAGCTTGGTATATGAGAGGATCTTTCTCATATGATGATGTAATGTTTAAAATCACAAGTGAAGATAAAAAGATAATTTCAAATATTATTGAAGAAAATTTAGAAACTACAAAAAATACCCATTTGCCTTTTATTTGATAGCAAGTTGTGGGTTATCTCGTAAAATTTCATCTACTAGAGCTTTTATCTTTTTGGCTTTTTGACTTTGACTTGCGTCTTTTGAACCTAAACTGCCTTTACTAAATGTAAATTGTGATTCAGAAACTTTGCCGCAGTCGCTAGCAATCTGTAGTGTGTAATTTGATAACCAATCTCCAACTATGTAATCGCTTGCTAACCATGCAAGTTTTCGAGCCCTTGGTCCAATTGCTTCTTGTATTTTTTCTATACCTTCCCTACCTGCTGCAGCTGATCCTACTGCAAATAAACCAGCTAGTCCAGGCACCTTTACTAAACTAGGCATGTATTTCATTAGTTGGTCTGCACCTGCTGCTGCACCAAAAGCAGTTACTAATTCCATAACTACACCTGATTTAATTTTGTACGCCCTGTGATTTAATCTTTTTACTAGATCCTCACTTGAAAAAATGTTGCCATTAAACTCTGCCGAATGTCCGGGTTGTACTCGCCTACTGCAGTTGTTCATCTGCAGGATAATACCGTATTCTTTTGCACTGCGATAAAGATTATTAGCACCAAGGACTAAACCTAATAGCACATTAAATTTAAAAGTTGCTACCCTGCGTAACGCACTAAAGACAGCTTTAAATTTAGACTTTGCATTAGACCAAACAGTCGGTTTTGCATCAGGTTCAACAGGATCAGGACCTACATTACCTACTACTTTACTGCCTGTACCTATCTTACCAATTTCAGGAGGAGTAGTAGAATCACTATCACTGTTACTGCTTTTTTTTACAATGTCTTTTTCAAATAATATTTCAGATACTAGCATAATTGTATTTATTCATAATGAGCTACGCTCATTAGTGTTTTCGCTTACGCTCTAACACATTTTTTTAAGCTTATATAAATTAGAATCAATTAATGGTTCATGTAGATTGTTTTGGTCAGACGGAACCTGTACAAAGGTTCCAAGTCTTTTAGGAAATGTTTCATGTGAGTTGCATTTGCCGTGACTATGAAGTAGGTGTTTTGTACGACCCCAAGGGCTCCTGCCTTTCCCTTACCTACACCGACATCATGTAAGTAAAACTTACACTATCCTCTGCTTCGTTCCTAGTGCTAGAGGTTTTTAGGGGTTATCGTGAGTGAGACGCACCAGTATCCGGTGTTGTGTACAAACAACACCTCAAGATGGATTAGGCAACCCTAATCAAACAGTGTCTCGTATATAGCCTTAAGCGCCTGTACAACAGGATTCAAACGCTTCTTTGTTCAATTCAAAGAAGTCATTGTAACCTGTAAGTCTCCAAGTGTTGTTAGCCTTGTCCGTGTAGTCTAAGTGCCTATTGGTTTTGAAATTTTGTGGTAATTGGTATGCGATATATTTGCCTATGCGGTCAAATTTCATAAAGAGGATGTTTACATCGCCTTGGTCAGCTGCCTCAAGTGTTTGTTGTAGCCAATTTTCAAGTTGTGGTATGGGGCCTTTGTTGAGTAATTGATGGAAGGGGAATCCTGCATAATTTTTACATTCTGCATTAAAGTATTTCCAATCGTCAGGAGGTATAATATCTCCTTTATGGGCTCTAACTTGTCCTTCTGTTAGTGTTTCTCTGCGATAATTATTCTTACCTCCAGTAAAAGCACCACTGTCTGGAACTCTAGTAAATGAATCTTTGTACATTTCAGAGAGATGTTTTGCTATTTCTCTCTCGAACCCTTTGCCTTTTGATTTGCTTTTCGATGGCATACTTCTCGTGGATTTCTTTTTGTCTTTGTCTAGCTAAAGTAATTATCCTTCTTAAAGATCTCCGGCTCGAAGCGTGAGTTCTACATGATAATTTACGTTCAAACTTTTCATTTTCAATAAAATATTCTAAGTATGCTTTCGTAAGTAAGTCGTGTGTGTCGTCTATTATCATATTGTAACCTCTAAATCATTACTGTAAGATGTAAATCCATTTTCCTTAATAACTTTTAACACATGATTAACCCTTCCAATTAATTCATCCTTGTGACTGATAAGGAAAACATTTTTTTCTCGTTCTCGACCCATTTTTTTAATTACTGCAAGTGAACCTTCTACTCCTGCAGTATCCATTCCGCTGTCAATTAGCTCGTCAATAAACAATAAATTAATATTTTGATATAAACTCTCCCATACATCACGGAATGCAAAGCTCATACCGAGTATTAGCCTGTTCCTTTCGCCTCTGCTAAGGTTATCAAAGTCTAAATCCTGTCCAAGCTGGGTAATTTCTACTGCTAGATCGTTTTGGAATGTAACTTGATGTGGTAAACCTAGCTTATCTAGGTAATAAGTAAGCCTATTGTTAAGATATGCAAGATTTTGATCAATTATCTTCTTCCTAATGAACGAATCTTTGTTGGTTAACAATTTTAATAGGAATTCTTGATGCTCTTTATAGTCTGTAAGCGTGTTTACAGTATCCCAAACAATGTCCTGTAGTGCAGTTTGTGACAATTCATCAATCTGTTCTTGGTATGGATCTGTTTCTGCTAAGGTACGTTCAAGTAAACTACGTAATTGACCTACATTTTCTTTATGCTCGTATGCTTCCTTAACTGTGTCATAAAAAGTATTAGGCCTGCCATTAATATCACCAATTTCTATTAATCCTTGTTCAACATCTGTTAATTTTCTTGTGATTTCTGTTTGATATGTAACAGCATCTTCCAGTTCTTTGGACTTTTTATTAACCATTTCCTGTTTTTTATCAGCATGCAATGGTTGATTACATGCGTAACATATAGCAGTTTCTAATTCTTCGATATCCTTTTTGACTTTATCAACTGTTTTATCTGCACGAGATAGAGCGCTTTCTAATGTAGCACGTTCCTTGTTTAGTGCTGTAATTGCGTTGTTGTGTTCATTCCAATCGGCGAGTTTTGTGTGTAAGTTTAGCTCGTTATCTATGTCTAACTCTTCTAATTCGGTTATACTACGTTGTAATTTACCGATTCCTTTTTCCTTTTGTGCTTTCCAGGCAGATTGTTTTAGTTTTAAGCTATCAATACTTTCTTGTATGTGTTCGTTACTGGTTTGCACTGCTCTAATCCGTGCTTCTTCTTCAGATATAGCTTCTTTGGTACTCCGTACCTGTTCTTTAAGCCGTTCTGCCTTTTCAGATAACAGTGTAATACCTAGCAGTTGTTCAATAATCATCCTTTGATCATTCTGTCGCATGTTAAGGAACGGTTCCGTATAGGTATTAAGTGCAACAACATGTTTAAACATGTCATGACTCATACCAAGTAGCTCATTTATAGCCTCTTGTGTCTTCCTACTGTCTCCTTGGCTCTCGTCTACTATTTCCTGTTCTTGATTATTAATATAAAACTTCATTACATTTGGAGATCTACCTCTTTCTATCCTGTAGTCGGTATTATTCTTCTCAAAATGTAATGTAACCAACATTCCTTTACTGTTTGTCTTGTTAATTAAGTTGTTTCTCTTAATATTAGTAAGTGCCTGTCCGTATAATGCGTATGATAGTGCATTTATAATGGTAGTTTTTCCAGTACCGTTACGAGATCCAGTATCGTCACCGCCTTGATCTAAATTTTCGCCTAAAACTAGTGTTAATTGTTCTTTGCTAAAATCTATTGCTTGCGTTTGATTACCAACGCTCATAAAGTTTTTAACCGTAAGGTCTTTTATTTTAATTGGCATTATAGTTCGTTATAAATGTCTAACAGTGTGTTTTTGTTGAAGTTTTCGCTGTCGATTGCATTAATTTCTTTAGAAACAATCTCATCTACTGTTTCAAACTGGCTAATATCTAGTTCTGTTGATATTTCTTCAATCTGTTTCTGTGGAATAAGCACAATTTCTCTACAATTGTATTGCGATATATATGTTTCTTTGATAAATTGTGCTTCTTCATATGATATTGGTAAGTCTAGTGTAACCCTAAGATACATATTTGGTTTAATTATGTTTGCTTGTGGATCTAGTAGCTTACTTAGTGTTGTGGTACGATACTTAGGTGCATTTGACCAATTAATATATTGAGGTGCAAGGTTATTTTCACGATCAAATATCATCATACCACGTTCGTCGTCGCCTGCATCTGCGTAGTTGTGAGGAAATGCATTACCAATGTACTGTATCTTACCTTGTTTTTGACGTTTATGGAAGTGACCACTGAACACAAGGTCTTGATTTTTAAAATGCTCAGGACGTAAATCACCATGTTCAGGCATTTTTACCATAGCATTCATATAAAAATGAGGTAATTCGAAATGTCCAAACATGTATTTGGCTTTACATTGCTCGATTAGTTTCCATTCATCACCTACTAACCAAGGTACAAGTGCAACATCGTCAATTTCTGTAAACGAATTAACAAATTCTATACCTTCTATATGTCTAGCAAAGTCAGTAGAGCTTACATCACGCTTGTCCTTGTAATATAAATCGTGATTACCTGTAAAAATAAAAAAAGTATCAAATGCTGCACCTAATTTTTCTAAACTACGGAGGGTAGCCTGCATTGTTGTAAGATTTAAACTATTACGATTATGATGCCAGTCTCCGCAAAATATTCCAGTTTCGCAGTTATTTTCTTGTGCAGTTTCGATAAACCAGTCAACGAAATTTTCACAATCGTCATTGTGTATTTTACTATTGCCTTTAAGACCAAAATGTATGTCTGTAAAGACTGCTGCTTTTTTAAACATAAAAATTTAGAATGTATTGTTTTCTTGGAATTCAGCTTCTCGTTTTAATGCAACCGCCCATTCGTCATTTGCTTGTCTAGTATAACTAGGATTCATATTGTTCATTTCCAAAATATCGTCGCGAATGTTTTGATTTCGTTTTTCTAGATTAATTACTCTAACAAAACTATTTGTAACTGCTGCTGTGTAATATGCAAATGGATTTTGGCTTTTAGATTCGTCAAATTGAAGACCAATTTGTGCTAATTGTAAGATTGCCTGACCTCTCATTTCGTCATTGTAAGTATATCCTCTTACATTACCACGTGTAGCATATCTTTCACAAAGTTTCATCCACATTAGAGCTAATTTATCTGTAGGAATTCCGTGATTTAAAGAAAAACAACCATCTGTAAGGTCTCCTTTCCAATGGCTTTTACCGACACAAAATAATTCATCTTTATCATTAAATTTCCAATGTTGAAATGGAGGAAAGTTTAATTTTACTTTTCGATCTGCAATTGTTTTAGGATTTTTTTTCCTTCCAGGTTGGTCTGGAATATGATCGTATGTCATAATTCTAAACACAAGCTCATTTTTTTCTATATCGTTAAAATCTTTATCTAACGAATTTCTTTTAATATAATTTTTTTTAGCATCAATAATTATTTCTTGATTAATGTCATTTAACGAGTGTATGATAATGTCAAATTGATTAAATGATGGACTAGTAAAACTGCAAAAAGTACTTTTACTTTTGTGAATTTCTCTAAGGATATCTTTGTTATTTAGATAGTTTGTTTTTTTCATAATTCTCCAATATGAGTTATAATTATAATATACGTAGTTTAAAAAGTCAATAAATACTTTATAAATAAGGAGTTCATAGACAATGACTTTTCCAAAAATAGATACAAGTAGCGTTACAAATGCTGCCGGAAAAGAACCAACAAAATCTTTTTCAGCATATGTAGGCGACGGTGCTGCAGCAATTGGTGGTACTATTTCTAATGCTGGCAAATCAATAAGTGCTGGCATAAGTAGCTCTGGATTTGCAGCCGAAATTAGAAAATTTGGATTACCAATTGGCGGAGAACCTGAACAACCTAGCAATAATGATTCAGCTACTTGGGGAGCAAATGAGAATGAAATTCCAGACTGGAGAGTTAAATTAAGTTTAGCTCCAGGTTATGATAATTCACAGACAGAACCTTTAGTGAATTCTGACAGTGCATTGGTGTTTCCTTTAACGCCTTCTGTAATGTTGAATCATACTGCTTCTTATACTCCGATAAAACCTATACATAGTAATTATCCTTTTTATGCATATCAAAATTCTGCCCTTGAAAATATAACCATTACAGGAGAATTTCCAGTAGAAAACGAAACAGATGGAGAATATTGGATTGCTGCTACTCATTATTTGCGTTCTGTAACAAAAATGGCATATGGAGAAACTGAAAATGTAGGCGCTCCTCCTCCTGTAATTAAATTAAATGGATATGGTGATTACGTATTCAAAGACGTTCCTGTTGTAGTTACAAATTTTAATGTAGAGTTACCTGCAGATATAGATTATATTTTAGTAAAAGGTGTTGTCGGTGGTTTTAAAGGTACTTATGTACCGACTAATAGTACAATTTCAGTAACTTTGATACCTATGTATAGTAGACGACAAGTAAAAAAATTCTCATTACAAGATTTTGTAAAAGGATATTATATAGGCGGCAATATGAAAGGTATGTTATAATGGCAACATATAATAATAATAGCCCTTGGGCAAATACAGAAATAGAAAATAATTTTTATTTAGGTTTATTATCTATACGTTCAGTTCCAGCAGAAGATGACGATGTAACTTATACAGTACAACCACAATATACCCATAGACCAGATTTGTTAGCTTATGATTTATATAATGATACAAATTTATGGTGGGTATTTGCTCAACGTAATATGGATATAATACAAGATCCAATTTATGATCTTGTAGCAGGTTTAGAAATTAAATTACCTAAAGGATCTGCATTGAAAAGAATGTTAGGAACTTAAAAATATGCCCTCAAAACCTACTGTTACAACTCAATCTGATTCTGGAGCAGCATCCGGTACAAGTGATAAAGCAACAGCAAGTCCTGAAAAAAAATCTAATGGGCAGACAAATTTAGCAATACCTTTTTTAAATGAATTAGAAGATTATACAAGTTACAATTACGTTTTTACTTTAAGTTGTTTGGATGATGAGGAGATCGCTGCTCCTCATGACACATATAGGAAAAATGGTCCTAAAATTATTTTGTTAAGGTCGGGCGGAGGCGTTGATGGAGTTGTTACAGAACCTGAAAGTGAAGGAAGTGTTGAATATTTTATAGATAATGTAGAAGTAGATAGTATTATTGCTCCAAATAGGAAATCGAGACACACAAATGCAACTAGAATAAAATTTCAAGTTGTTGAGCCTTATAGTATGGGTATTTTCTTACAAGAATTAAAATTGGCAAGTAAACTTTCAAGGGGTCCACAAGCAAATTATTTAGAAAATGCTTATTTGCTAACAGTAGAATTTAAGGGTTGGGATGATAAAGGAAATTATTTAGAGAAAAAAAATTTAAAAAGACAGTTTCCTTTTAAAATTGTAAACATAAATTTTAATGTTACAGAAGGTGGCAGTGTTTATGACATAGATGCAATTCCTTGGGTAGAGCAAGCAGCAACTGATACTGTACAAGGGTTGAAAACTGACGTAAAGTTGATAGGGTCAACAGTTAAAGAAATGCTGCAAACAGGATTGTACAGTTTATCTACTATATTAAATTCGCGAGAGCAAGAAAAAAGATTAAAAGGAGAAGTTACTACAGCAGATGAATACGTAATTTATTTTCCTAAAGAATCAAAAGATAAAATTTTTACAGGTAGTTTTTCTAATGAAGGTACAAAAAGTGTAGCCGCAAGTATTAGATCTAATTTAGCAGTGACAAAACCTAAATTATGGAAACAATCTATTAGTGGAGTGGCTACAAAACCTGGTTGGTTTGATACAGAGTTAGATGATAAAGACAAAACTATTTTAGGTGTAATGATTAAGAGAAGCAACCTGGGAGAATTTGCAAGATTCAAAGCAGACGAAAGGCGTGCAAATAACATAATTGGTAGAGCAAATATTGTTGATAATATTTTAGATGGTGTAAAGCGACCTTTTAGTAGGCCTAGATTTGTTGAACTAGATGATAAAGATGGTATTTTTGAAAGAAACCAAATACAAGTTGATGACAATGTAACATCATTGACTTTTAAAGCAGGAACTACAATTCAGGAAATTATAGAAGAAGTAATTTTAAGTAGTCATTTTGGTAGAACGGTAGGATCAAGGACACCTGATCAAAATGGTATGATTGATTGGTTCAAGATAGATTTAGAAGTTTATAATTTGAAAGATGAAGCACAAGAGATAAAACAAGGTAGACCGCCAAGATTATATGTTTATAAAGTATTAACTTATAAGACGCATGTCAGTAGATATTCACCAGTCACCCAACCTAGCTTGACTGAAGCATTAAAAGCACAATGTGTAAAAGAATACAATTACATTTACACTGGAAAAAATGATAATATTTTAGATTTTGATATAAATTTTAATAGAGCATATTTTTTAGCAAATACTCCTTTTGCTGGAGCAAATAAAGGAACTAGTTTAGATGCAAATGCTAGTAGAAGGTCGGGCACGGAAGAAATTCCTAAGGCACTTCCTGCTTCTGGCGGAGACAGTGATTCAAAAACAGGAAATACAGTATGGGAAGAAAGTTACAAGCAAGGCTCTGGATTAGTTGGTGGTGGTGGACTTGATAAAGTTACTACATCTGTAGCAAGAGATTTTAATGATGCAATTTTGAATAGTACTGTAGATCTTGTAACAACAAGTTTAACAATTTGGGGTGACCCATATTATATAATAGATAGTGGATTTGGAAATTATTTAAGTGTTCCTAGTGAAGAATTTATAAATCTAAATGCAGATGGCAGTTTAAATCATCATGATAGCGAAGTTCATATTTTGTTAAATTTTAGAACTCCGTTTGATTATCCTCATAATATGACCAATAATAAACTAGATCCTGCAGGATTTATGGATTTTTATCAGGATGGAACTTATAGTCCACAGGCATTTAGCGGAGTGTATCAAGTAACACAAGTTATGAATAGTTTTTCTCAAGGACAATTTACGCAAAGATTGAGTATGATTAGAATAAGGAATCAAGAAAAGACAGATACGAAGAAATCAGGGACAACAGAAGCAGCATTAGCTAGGTCTCTAGAATCTACATCTGAATTCCAACAAAAACAAACCGCAATAAGAGGCAGAGCAGGAGGCGCAAGCGCATAATATGGCATCTACATCAGCTAGAAATCAAACAGGAAGAGGACAAAAACCTACATGGATGACAGGTGTTGGACCATATGTAGGGCGTGTAGTGAATCATCTTGATACTGAATTTATGGGGGCAATAGAAGTAGAAATATTAAAAACAACGGAGGGCGGAAATCCAACGAACAGTAGCGGTTATTACATTCCTTGTACTTATGTAAGTCCTTTTGCTGGGCAAACTCCAAGAAGAGGAGTTGCTGAGAGGTATGGATTTGATTATACACAAAAAAGTTATGGCTTTTGGGGTATTCCGCCAGATATAGATACGAAAGTTTTAGTATTAATGGCAGAGAATAATTTTGGTTTTGGATATTGGATAGGTTGTATTCAAGACAAATTTATGAATTTTATGATGCCTGGTAATGCTACTACCGGCTACAGCACAGATGGTGGAAAATATGATAATAAAATTGTTCCAGTAGGAGAATATAATAAAACAATAGAAAGTGGAAGCGGTAATGATCCTACTCAATACTATAAACCAGTAGATATAGATCATGCTGATGTTTTAGAAAAGCAAGGTTTAACAAAATGGGATGAGAATATAGTAGATCAAACTAGAGGCACAACTACGTCTAGTGCGAGAAGAGAAGTGCCTAGTATGGTTGTTGGGTTAAGTAGTCCAGGACATCCTGATCGTAGAGGACCAATGGTTCCTTATGGTGAAAAATTTGGGCAAACAAATGTGCCTTTTAGTAGATTAGGAGGTACCAGCTTTGTAATGGATGACGGTGATGAAAAAATTCTTAGGAAAAAACCTGCAAATACAGATCCGCCAGAATATGCTTATGTTGAAAAAAGAGAAACAGATGGTGATGTTACATTACCGCATAATGAATTAACAAGATGGAGAACTCGTACTGGTCATCAGATTGTTATGCATAATACAGAAGATTTAATTTATATTATAAATGCTCAAGGCAATGCGTGGATAGAATTAACAAGTAATGGAAAAATTGATATTTACACAGACGATAGTGTAAGTATACATTCTGAAACTGATTTTAATTTAAAAGCAAATCGTGATATAAATTTAGAAGCTTCTGGTAATGTTAATATTAAAGCTAGAGAGCAAATGCGTTTAGAATCTGGTAATGCTACGCATTGGAAAGTAGGAACAGCAGAAGTTAAAAAAGATCCTGCATTAAGACCGGAATTAGGTATTAAGAATGAGGACGGAACGTGGAAGTGGGATAGTTTCGAAGATTTGCCTACTGTTGAACAACCAGGAGATAATTTGTACATTGATGTAAGCAGAGATGTATATTGGAAAGTTGGAACACATCCTAAATTAGGAGATTTTAAATTAGAAGTATCTCAAGACGGACATGCAACATTTGATAGAGATTTCTTTTTGTTAGCAAAAAAGAATATTCATCAGCATTCTAATAAAGCTACATTTCACCAAGCAGATACAACTTTTGATCAAAAATCAGGCAAAGAATTTTATCAATTATCCGGAGCTAATATGCACATTAGAAGTGATAAAGATCTGCGCTGTTATGCAGATGTAAATGCTATTGTTAAAAGTAAAACAAATTTTATAACTGCAATGAATGCTAATCATTTTAAGGCAGCAAATATCAATTTTTTAACTGCAGGAGCGGCAAATGAATATAATGCACCTGTAAATAATATGAGTAAATTGCAATTTTTTGGAAGCGGATCTGCAAAAGGATCAAATGGTGCAACAGCAGATAAGGCAACAGATGCAATAGATGCTTTGTTGCCAGAATGTGCTCATCATACGTATATTCCGATTAGAATTCCTACACACGAACCTTACTATAGTCATGAAAATTTAGAGCCAAAAACTTTCTATCCTGATAAGACTGACAGTACAATTTCTATAAAAGATGATTGTGTGTTTGTTGAAAATTATAAGCAAGAAGAAATAAAACCGCCTATTACATATCAGGGTGGGGCACAAGAAGACACATTTAAGAAAGGAAAATAATGTATAAAAAAACTGCATTATATAAAGAACTTGTTGTCAGAGGCAAAAACATTAATAGGCGTTTTGTCGATGGTATGAAAGTTTATAAAGGCATAAGTTCTGTTAATGTTGAAAATGAAACAACAACTATATATGATCTTGCGTTAATAAAACAAGATATTATTAATCATTTTCATATTAGACAAGGAGAAAAATTATCAGATCCTACATTTGGTACTATTGTATGGGATTTACTTTTTGATCCTTTAACACCTGCTTTGCGAGATTTAATTGTGCAGAATGTAAATGATATTATACAAAGTGATCCTCGAGTCAAAGTAGACAGTATAATTATTGATGAGTATGAAAGTGGTATACAGATTGAATGTAATCTAATATATTTACCTTACAATATACAAGAATCTATGCAATTAAATTTTGATAAAAATGCAGGATTTTTATCTTTATGAGAAATATATGTATTTTATATACAAATAAATATGTAAAAAGGAAAAAAAATGTCTTCTACAGATAGGCAAAATAGATTATTAGTAGCAGAAGATTGGAAACGAATTTATCAATCTTATCAAAAAGCTGATTTCCAAAGTTATGATTTTGAAAATCTCAGACGGGTAATGGTAAATTATTTAAGAGAAAATTATCCTGAAGATTTTAATGATTATATAGAAAGTTCAGAATATATTGCTTTGATTGATTTGATTGCATACTTAGGTCAAAATTTATCTTTTAGAATAGATTTAAATTCTAGAGAAAATTTTCTTGAATTAGCTGAACGTAGAGAAAGTGTTCTTAGATTAGCACGACTACTAAGCTACAGTCCAAAAAGAAATTTAGCTGCAACTGGTTTATTAAAAGTTGTAAGTGTAAGAACTTCACAGTCTACAACTGATAGTAACAATTTAGCATTACAAAATCAAAATATTTTATGGAACGATCCTAGTAATCCTAATTGGTATGAGCAATTTATAACTGTAATGAATGTAGCATTGTTATCTACTGAAAAATTTGGAAAACCTGTAAAAAAAGAAACTATAAGTAATATTTCAACATCTAAATATAGAATCCAAACAAATAACGCTGACAATTTACCTATTTTAAATTTTACTAAAACCGTTGACGGAGCATCTGTAGGTTTTGAAATCGTACCAACTGACTTTGATAGTGTAATTAAAGAAGAAGTTCCGTTGCCAGGCCAGGCATTTTCATTAATCTATAGAGAAGACGGAATAGGACCTGCAAGCAACAATACAGGATTTTTTGTTTTGTTTAAGCAAGGATCAATTGATTACGGAGATTTTGAAATTACAAATCCTAGTGCAAATCAACTAGTAACAATTGATGCAATTAATATAAACAACGACGATGTATGGTTATATAAATTAGATGATAACGGAAATCCAAGTGAATTATGGACGAAAGTCGAAGCGGTAGAAGGTAATAATGTTATCTATAATACTGTAGATAAAAATATTAAAACAATATATAGCGTACTAACTCGTATAAATGATAGAATTACTTTGATATTTTCAGATGGTGTTTTTGGCGAGTTACCAAAAGGAAATTTTAGAGTTTATTATCGTACAAGTAGAAATGTAAGCTCTACAATAACACCAAGAGATATGTTAGGAATAAGCTTAGATCTTGAATATATAAGTGCTCAAAATAAAATAGAAACGTTATCTTTAGTATTAGAATTACAATACACAGTAGATAATGCAAGTAGTACAGAAGATAATGAAACTATAAGAAAATTAGCACCTATGAGCTACTATACGCAAAATAGATTAGTTAATGCTGAAGATTATCAAATCGGACCATTGTTATCGAGTAATGAAATTATAAAAAGTAAGAGCGTAAATAGAATTTCTAGTGGAATATCTAGGTATTTTGATTTAAATGATGCATCTGGAAGATACAGTAAAACAAATTTATATGGAACAGACGGGGTTTTGTTCCTAGAACAATATACAAAAAAGTTAAGTTTTGATTTCGAAACTTTGACTGACATTGAAACAGTTTTATTTAATGTAGTAGATCCTATTGTGCAAAGCACTGCTGTTAAAAATTATTATTATTCTAATGTAACTAGAATTCCATATGTAGATCAGGGTATTAGGTGGGTAAGTATTACAGATGATACTAATTATAATACCGGATATTTGCAAAATGAAAATGGAATTATACAAGTGTTAGGAACTGCAACTACATCAATATTAAAATTTATTACAACTAACACAATGATAAAATTTTCTGCACCTGAAGGTTATCATTTTACAGCCGATAGAGAGCTAGCAGCTGGACCAGCTATAGAAAAAGGATCGGTACTATATTATTGGGTTAAGGTTGTAACTACATATAATGACGGAACACAAATTTTAGAAGATGGTAGGGGACCTGTAGTTTTTGCAGATAAAATACCTACTGGTGCATTATTAGCAGAAATTAGACCTTTTTTATCTAAAACAATATCAGATGATGTAAAAGTAAATTTAATTGATTTAATTTTTTCATATAAACAATTTGGACTACGCTATAATCGTAATGTAGAAAGGTGGGATATAATTTTAGAAGAAAATTTAGATGTAACTAGTCCTTTTGGTATTGGTAAAGAAGGAGACACAACAGCTCAACAATTAGATGCAAGTTGGCTTTTAAAATTTACAACAAACAAAGAATCTTACATTATTGAATATAGGGCTTTGAGATATGTTTTTGAAAGCGCAAATGAAGTTAAATTTTATTTTGACGAAAGCGATAAAATATATGATGCAGTGACTGGAAAAATAGTAAAAGATAAAATTTCGATATTATCTATTAACCAAAAACCTGCAACAGAACAGGATGCAGGCCTAGAAAATTTTACAAAAGATTTTGATTGGGCTATTACAAATACATATAGAGACCCATTAGGATATATCACAAGTAAAAAAGTTGAAGTTGATTTTTTTGATAGCGACGACGATGGTATTTCTGATGATGAAGAGTTGTTTGAAGAAATTGTAAAACCCAATAATTTATCTCTCACTAAGTATGTTTTTTTTAAAAAAACATTATCAATAAATGGTGTAGAAACATTTGTTTATACCTCAAATAATGACTTAAATATTATTGTTCGTACTAGTTTAACTGATATAGGACCGCTAAGTCAATACCAAAATAATCAAATTTTATACTTTGTTGCAGAAGATATTTTTCAAATTTTCAATAAATCTAATAATTTATTAACTATAACAACAGATTATAAGGCTGCTTTAGGTAGAGATAAATTACAATTTAGATATATTCACGCAGCAGACGAAGATAATAGGATTGACCCAAGTATTTCTAATATTATTGATGTTTACGTTTTAACAAGAGAATATGATTTAGCTTTTAGAGAATATTTAAATAATGTTAAATCTACTAAACCATTGCCTTTATCATCTGATACATTATTTTTAAATTATGGCGGACCATTAGAAAAAATAAAATCATTGACTGATGAAATAATCTATCATCCTGCAAAGTATAGAATTATATTTGGTGAAAAAGCTGATGCAGCTTTGCAAGCAAAGATAAAAATTATTAAAAATGCTGATATATACACAAATGATAATGATATAAAAGCATCTGTGATACAATATATTAATCAATTTTTTAGTTTAAATAATTGGGATTTTGGAGATACTTTTTATATGTCTGAAATGGCTGCATATATAATGCAGGAAATGTCTCCAAATATAGTTAGCATTTTGTTAGTACCATTACAAGCAAATCAAAGTTTTGGAAGTTTATACGAAATACGAGCAGAAGATGACGAAATTTTAGTCAGTGGTGCAACAGTTAACGATATAGAAATAATAGACGAAATTACTGCAGAAGAAATAAAATCAACAGGTGCCGTATTAACATCTGTTACATCTAGCACAACTGGTATACAATCAACATAAAGGAAAATGTAAATGGCTTTTGAAAATAACCAAACTGAACCAAATTTGCCTATTGGAGACAATGATAAAAGAGAATCTGTAAACCATTTACCTAAATATTTTAGAACAAATTTTAATAAAAAATTTTTAAGTTCTACATTAGATCAAATGATACAACCTGGTGTAGTTGAAAATGTAAATGGATTTGTAGGCCGAAAAAATGCAAAAGCATTTGATTATGCAAAAGATATTTACATAGAAGAAAACAATGTAGATAGAGAAAATTATCAATTAGAACCTGCAACATTAATTAAAGATAATTTAGGTAATGTTTCTTATTATGCTGATTATAATGATTTTATTAATAATATTAAAATAAGGAAAGGAAATTATAAAAATCATAATTCTATTAATTCTAGTGAAACTTATGCGTGGGATCCGCATATAGATTGGGACAAATTCATCAATTTTAGAGAATATTATTGGTTATCTAATGGACCTCAAACCGTTACAGTTGTTGGGCAAAGTAAAGAAGTACAAAGCACTTACAGTATTCAACTTAAAGACAATATAGATAATGTTACGTATCTATTTACACCAGACGGATTATCAAATAATCCAACTATTACTTTATATAGAGGTCAAACTTATCAGTTTAAAGTTAATGTACCTAGTTATCCTATTACATTCGCAACAAGAATAACATTTACACCAGGTAGAGAGTATGGTGATCCTGTAACAAATACTTCGTTAGTATTTGATAATGGTATTACAAAATTTGATACAGATGGAAATATTATTGAAGATGTATTTTTAGAAGAAGGTGTAATAGAATTTGTAGTTCCAGAAACAGCGCCGGATACTCTTTTTTACATATCTAAAGACGATCCTAATTTGTCAGGAATAATTAAAATTTTTGATATTTTAGAAAATACTGAAATAAACGTAGAAAATGAAATAATAGGAAAAGCTACATATACAACAAGTGCAAATTTTGCTTTGTCTAATGGTATGAAAATTAACTTTGCTGGCACCGTTTTTCCTGAAAAATATAGCCAAGGAGAATGGTATGTTGAAGGAGTTGGAGAGCAAATTAAATTAATTAGCAGTGATAATTTAAGCCTATCTAGTTTATTTGTTAATGATATTGAGGTAGAATTTGATGATAATGGATTTGATCAATTACCATTTAGTGAGGCGCTTGGTTATCCTTTACAAAAAGATTATATTACTATAAACAGAGCAAGTAATGACGGAAATTTATGGAGTAAATATAACCGTTGGTTTCATATTGATGTTATTGAAAAATCTTTAGAATTAAATGGACAAAATTCGTCTATAGATGTAAACTTGCGGGCAAGTAGACCTATTATAGAATTTGAATCAAATATTAAATTGTATAACTTTGGTACAGAAATAAAAGATAATGTTGATTTAGTAGATAATTTTACAAAGGATGCATTTAGCATTATAGAAGGCAGTATAGGATATAATATAGATGGGGTTGATTTGACAGAAGGTATGCGTATCTTATTTTTAGCAGATCCGGATGTTTTAGTAAATGGACGCATATTTAAGGTTAAATTTATTACATTCCAAAATACTCGGCAAATAAGCTTAGTTGAAGAAGAAGATTCATTGCCGTTAATAAATCAAAATGTTTTAGTAACTAACGGTAATGTTTATAAAGGAAAATATTTATTTTATAATGGAATAGATTGGGTAATAGCACAAGATAAAGTAAATGTCAATCAGCCTCCACTTTTTGACATGTTTGATAATAACGATATATGGTTAAAAGATAATAATACATATTCCTTTAGTCAATTTAATGGTACTAAAATTTTCTCATATAAAATAGGTGAGGGTATTGTTGATGACGAATTAGGATTTGCATTAGAGTACAAAAATATTATTAATAGTGGAGATATAATATTTGAATTTAATTTGTTAAACGATATATTTACTTACAATTTAGATAATACAGTAACGCAATATAAAACTGATATAGCTTTTTTACGGAAATATATCGATAGAGAAACATATAGTAATATAAATGGTTGGACAGCAGCAGGAAAAGGTAAACAAACTGTAATTAGATTATATGTTAGTAATGGTTTAGAAAAAGTTTTTGCTTTGGATATGTATGATGATAATACATTTATAAATGATTTATGGTTAAGAGTTTATGTAGAAAATCAGCTTAAAAAGGTAGATATTCATTATAAATTAATTATGGATGTAAATGGCAAACATTATATAGAGTTTTTTGATACAATTGAAAAAAACTCTTCAATAACAATAAAAACTCGGTCAAAAAAAGAAAAAAATGAAAAAGGATTTTATGAAATTCCTGCTAGTTTAGAAAAAAATCCTTTAAATGAAAATTTGAATGAATTTACGTTTGGAGAAGTTTTAGATCATGTCTTTACAATTGTAGAAGAAACATCTGATATAATAGGATCATTTCCAGGAAACAGTAATTTAAGAGATGTAGGAAATGTATCCAGTTTTGGTAAAAAGTTTTTGAAACATTCTTCTTTATATAATCTATATAGTTATCATTTATTAGATGAAAAGGCAAATATACAAAATTCAATTTCGTTTGCTGGTAAAGAATATAGTAAGTTTAAACGGAAGTTTATAGATTATGCTACAAATAGTGGGTTTTCCGGATATGATAAACAGCATGTAGATAGAATAATATCAGAAATAAACAAAGATGCGAACGAATCTATGCCATTTTATTTTTCTGATATGGTTCCAAATGGAGGTCAACTTACAAATTCTTATAAAATTATTGATACAGATGAACAGTATTTTGCTTTAAGTAAAGTTTTTGATATTAATACACCTAGTTATAGAGCTGTAAATGTTTACAGAAACAATAAGCAGTTGATTTACAAAAAAGATTATGATTTTAATGACGAAGGATTTGTAAGAATTTTTGGTTTTAAAAATGTAGATGATGTAATTGACATATATGAATTTGAAAGTACTAAGGCAAACTTTATTCCTCCTACTCCGACAAAATTAGGACTATTTCCTAAATATGAACCAGAGTTCTATATTGATACTACTACCCAAGTGACACCATCTATAGATAATGGACCATTTAAAATTTATGGATTAGAAGTACTTGAGCCGATTTCCGATAACAAATTAGGATGGTTTTATCCATTGTTTAAAACATACGAAGAAGCAAGAGATTACGATATTAGTTTGGGAGGTACTGGAGAATTTACTATACACAAATTTAACGGTCTAGAAACAGTTTTTTATATGCCAATTAATGATAGGAATATTGCAGCTCAAGATACAACAATTTATGATGAATGGTTGCAAGGACAAGCTGTTATTCAAGGACATGACGGCAGTTTGCAACCGGTATTTAAGGACTATAGAGATAATTTAATTTTAGAATTAGAAAAAAGAATTTATAATAATTTAAAAGTTGAGTATGATAATAGTCTTTTTAATATTCATGATATTATAAGTGGTGCATATAGGAAAACAGATACTCCTATAGAATTTTTAAACAATGTGTTAATTAAAGATTTTATCGATTGGACCACGTTTGTAAATGTCGAATATGCACCGCATAGATATTTTGATAGATTAAATTCTTTTACATATAATTTTTCTAAAAGTATATTAACTGATGGTTCAAAATCTCCAGGTTGGTGGAGAGAAATATACAAATATTTGTATGATACCGATAGACCGCACACTCATCCTTGGGAAATGCTAGGATTTAGCGTAAAACCTAATTGGTGGGATGATGAATATGGAAAAGGACCTTACACAAAAAACAATTTACATTTATGGTCAGATTTAGAAAATGGAATTATACGACAACCTAATTTTAAAATTGATAAAAAATATGTTAGGCCTTATTTAAACAAAATGATACCCGTGGATGATCATGGAGAATTATTAAGTCCTACGTTTAGTAATGCTGTATCTGTGTATAATCCAAATTATATAGAAGACAGTTTTAAATTTGGTGATGGGGGACCTGTTGAAAGTGCTTGGAAAAAAACAAGTCTCTATAGGTTTAGTTTGATTGCAGCAATTGTTGTTAACAAGCCTGCGTATAGTTTTGCAACTGGATTTGATAGGATAAGGCAAATTAGGAGTAATTCTGGACAAATAATTTATAAAGATACTAACAATCATATACAAATTAATAGATTAGTTTTTCCTAGCACGTTTAATGATACAGAGGATGTTATTACCGCAGGATTATTAAATTACATAGTAGAATATCAAAATACTGCTTTTTTAAATTTTTATAAAGAATACAAAGAAAATGTTGCAAAAATTAACAATCAGTTAAGTTTTAAAGTAGGCGGGTTCACAGACAAATCTAAATTTAAATTAATTTTAGATAGTAGGACACCGCTAAATCAGGGTAATGTGTTTATTCCTGAAGAAAATTATCAAATCTTCCTAAACTCAAGTTTTAATATTGAAGAAATTATTTATAGTGGTGTAATAATAGAAAAACAACCAGAAGGTTTTTACGTTAGAGGTTATGATAGATTATTAAACAAATTTCCATATTATAAAGCAATACCTAAAGATTCCGACACAGTTATTAATATAGGAGGTGTAAGCGAATCTTTCTTAACGTGGGAAGCTAATAAAACATATAGTCAAGATTCTATTGTAAGAGTAGTAGATAAATTTTATAGGACTAAAGTAACGCATGTAAGTGAAAACTCGTTTGATAATAGTAAATTTGTCTCGCTTCCTAGCTTGCCATTAACAGGGGGTGTTGATTTAAAAAATAGAGTAACGTTTGAAAAAGTTATTAGTTATTTAGATTATGGTACTTTATTTAAAAATTATCAAAATGTTGTAGATTTTTTATTAGGTTATGGACAATATTTAGAAAGCATTGGTTTTACTTTTGATAGATTTGTTGAAAACCAATATGAAGTAGCAGATTGGTTATTTTCTGCAAAACAATTTTGTTTTTGGGTAACGCAGAGTTGGAAAGCTGGCGCAATTTTAACTTTAAGTCCCGGAGCTGAAAAAATAAACTATACAAATCCTTTTGCAATTGTTGGCGATACATTAAATTCGTCACAAGGGTATAGTATATTACAAGCAGACGGAACTATAATCAATAAGAATAACTTAAGATTCTTTAGAGATAATAGCAATAATTTTAGTGTGCAGCCAGCAAACGTTGATGCAGGGATATATTTAATAAGATTACCACTGATTACTAAAGAACACGTTGTTTTAATTGACGATGAAACAGTGTTTAATGATACAATTTTTGACAAAACTCCTGGATATAGGCAAGAGCGGATAAAAGTTTTAGGATATAGAACTGCAAATTGGGCAGGAGGATTAAATATTCCTGGATTTTTTTACGATGATGCTGTAGCAAAAGAATGGATGCAATGGGAAGATTATACTGCTGGAGATTTAATTAAATATAAAGAATTTTATTATATAGCTACGAATAAAATAAATGGTAAAGAATTTTTTGATTACAAAGAATGGAGGCAATTAGATAAAGCTCCAGAAATAAATTTGTATCCTAATTTTGATTATAAGGCAGAACAATTTAAAGATTTTTATGATTTAGACAGTGATAATTTAGACATAGAGCAACAAAAATTAGCGCAGCATTTAATAGGATATCAAAAGAGAAACTTTTTAGAAAATATCATTAATAATGATGTAAGCCAATACAAATTTTATCAAGGATATATTCAGGAAAAAGGTACAAAAAATTCACTTACAAAATTATTTGATGTATTAGCAAGCGCAGAAAAAGATAGCTTAGAATTTTATGAAGAATGGGCAGTAAGAACAGGTGTTTACGGCGGAGTAACAGCATTTGACGAAGTTGATTATGTATTAGAAGATAAAGTTTTTAAGTTAAATCCACAACCTATTTTATTAACTGATAGTATAGCAGCCAATGAAACTGACTTAATATATAGAATAAAAAGTTACGAAACTTACGTCAAGCCAAATAATTATACTCATAAACCTTTTCCAATAAAAGAACAATTAATAAATTATTTTCCTACTGCAGGTAATGTTATTCCTACAGAAGTAGAAAAAATTATTACAAAGTTTGATGATATACTTACCCAAGATATAGAAAATTATAATTATAATGATTATGTATGGGTAGGAGATGTTAACAAAAGTTGGAACGTTTTTAGATATAAAAATTATTTCTCTAAGATTGTTTCAATTGATATAGGAGAGAATGCTCAAGAATTTTTTGTAAAGTTAGATAAAATTGACAATACAATCCAAGTAAATGACATAATTGGTATAAAAGATGTTATCCTATTACAGTCACAAGAGGGAGATTCTAGCGTTCAAACAGTGTTTAATAATATAAATGATGTTAAAGGATTTTTTGTAGTATCTAGAATAATTCAAAATAAAATTTTCTGTATAGCAGAACCTGCGTTGTTTTCTACACTACAAAATATAGATTTATTAGAATGTAAAGGAACATTAACATATTTTGTAAAGGCAAGAGCAAATGATGTTCAAGATTTGAAAATAATTGTTGATAAAGATCCAGACGAAAACGCTACGATATGGTTAGATGGAGATGAAGAAAATAATTGGAAAGTAATGAAAACTGGATCTTTATTTAATAAAAAATATCAAATACTAAATCCTACTGCTCTTGATACAAATTATGGGCAGAGTTTTGCAGTAGATAGCAGGAACACATACTTGGCAGTTGGATCGCCTGACGATGGCAACGGAAAAGTTTATGTTTATAGCAGAGCTTCGATAGATAAAGAATGGAAAATTTTAAAAATATTAGAACCCCATGATACAGATATAAATTCTAAATTTGGTTATAGCATAGATATTACAGATGATGGTAGATTTTTGTTTGTAGGAGCACCAAATAGTTCTAATCTAAAAACAAAAATTCAAGGAGATTTTAGTGAAAATAATCAATATACTGCTGGAGACATTGTAAAATATAATGGATTGTACTACCAAGCATTAATAACAATACTACCTGCAGCTGATGCACAGATATTTGAAGCTTTTTTCAACCCGTCAGAATTTTTGTTACAAAATAATCTAAATGATGAAAATGCAAATTTGATACCTAGGATGCTTACAGGTGATTATCCTACTCTTGTAAGAACAGGTAGTGCGTCAATTACTACTGATCATATTTTGCTAAGAGTTGGTTTAGAATTGTATAATGGAGTTGCAGAAAACGATGAAATTATACTCAAATGGAATAAATTTACAAATGCTAATCAAACGCAACTAAATTTAATAGAAACCGAACCGTTTGATGGAAATATAAGATTTGTAAATGATCCTAATTTAAAAATGAGTGATGTTTTAACGCGAAAACATGTCATTCAAAACAAAGTAGAGCATATAATCACAATTAATAATGCACAAGTTACTCCTAAATTAGGAGATACTGTTTTAACTGCAACCGCTGTAGGACAAATTGTTTACATTTATAGAGAAGATAGTGCAGTTAATAATTACATAATTTATATTAATAATGTCAAAGGAGAATTACAAGAAACAGCAGATCTTTATATAAGCGAAATTTTGGTAGGAGATTATACTATAGTATCGCCTGTTGATACTTATTTTGATGGTATGCTAATGATTCAAATTGAACCATACTATTTACCGTATAATACAACAGATTTTGGTGCAGGCTTAGTTATTCAGGAAGTTATAACAGATAGCTCTGTTTCAAATATGTTTTATTATAATATATTAGATTATACAATTTCAGAAAATGATACTGTACCTAGCTTAATTAGAGCATTTAGTTATAATGGTTTAAATTTAGATGCTACTGCAGAAGTATATAGATCTATGTCTTATTATGCTTTACGATTGCCTAAAATTGCAAGTGATAACTTAGTTGCTGGAACTGAAGTATCTCTTTATACTAATCAATTAAAAAAGACAGTTTCTAAATTAAGGGTAAGAAATACAAGATTTGTATTGCCTCCGGAAGTTGTTGCAGGAGAAATTATCAAACAAAGAAATACAGATGCAACTGCAACAGTTTACAGTTCATCTGTTGTAATAGAAGAAAATAATATTGATCCAACAAGACCAATTTACATAATTGAAATACAATTTTACAGTGCGAATTATGATGGTGCTGCTTTTAATTTTGTTGATGAAATATTCGGCTCAATTAGCGGAGAAATATTTGCTCGGCCGGTAGGAATAATTCAAGATATTTACACTTCTATAGAAAAAATAGGTTTTGAATCTCAATCTGCAATTAACGACAATAATAATGGAACAGAAATTTGGAACTTATGGGACGGATATATAAATTACTCAGAAAACAGATACAGCGACGAAGGTTATCCTTATGTGCCAATTGGAAAATATTATGAAGATCCTCTATCACCTACATTATTAAAAACAGATCCAGGTAGGACTGGTCAAATTATACGTGAAAAAGGTACATTAAATACTGCAGAAGTTATGTATGTGCAACGGAACACACCGACTAATTTAACTATATACGTAGATAATGTTTTAGGAAATTGGTCGCAAGGATTGAATTTTATTGTTGATGGTGAAACACAAGAATCACAAATAGAAATGTTACCCTATGCCGGTGGAATAGATTTGTTTGGCAGGCCTAATATATATACAGTGGTAAGAGAAATTGGAATCACTAACACTACATCAATAGGATATGGCGATATAGGAAAACTTGCAGTCTTTAAACATTCTTTAACTTTACCTATAATTGTTGATCAAGAAACTGGTATACAAATAAACGAATTAGTTGGACAGGAATATATCGTTTACAAGAAAGAAATAGTAGAAGGATTGCCTCGAATTGCAGAAATTCCGTCTAGTGTAAGTAGGGTTTGGCAAGAAGTTAACGATTTACCTATAGACAATATAGGTGGTTCGCCGAGCGAGTACTCTAAAGAAGGTAGCGTTTACATTTATGAAAGATTTGGAACAAATTTTGTACAAATAAAACAAATGTTGTCCACATTGCGGAAAGACAATCACCGATTTGGTATACAAGTAAAATGTTTAAAATTGCAAAATGAATACAGAGGTTATGTTGTTTCTGCAGACAGTGACAATGATATAAGTTATCCGGGTAATTTACATTTATTAAAGTATACAGAAGATGGTGAATATTATTGGAATTTAGCAAAGAGTAAACAATATAAAGGGTTATTTAATGATCAATCATACTACTTTACAGGAAATATAGTTTATTTTTATGATCTAGCACATACATTCTGGGTGGCAAGAACAAGTATAATTCCAGGATCCTGGAATCAAGAGTTATGGTCGCCAGTGACTGAATTAATTGATTATACTGGTATTTTGCCTAATTCAAATAATTTAAGTATGATTTCTGATTCTGCAGAAATAAGCACATTGCCTAATGAAAATTTATATGATTTTGCAACTACATTTACTACTAGTAATGATGGAGAGGTAATAGCAATTAAAGTGTATTATGACAGTTTTGATGCAATTGCTATATATAGAAAACAAGATGGGTTTTATCGTTGGATGCAAAATATAAATGCTCCCAAACCAAATATAGATTTTGGTAAAAGTATTAGTTTGAATAACGACGGAACAATTTTGGTTGTTGGTAGTCCTAAAGAAACAATACAAAATAAAGAGGAAGGAGTAGTTTACATTTATAACCAAATCAACGGAAATTTTGAATTAAAGGCTATTTTAGAATCTCCATTTGCTCATCCATTAGGGATGTTTGGCGAGAAAGTATTAATCGATGACAATATTTTAGTTGTAACATCTAAAAATGGAGAAACTACAACTAAAACTACATTTGATAAATCAGATACCATATTTGACGAAAATTTTACTACATTTAAATTTACTAACGAAAATGTAGGGTCTGTAAACATTTTCCATTTGCTAGATGGGTATTTTATATATAGACATAAAATAGCCTATACAGAGCTTGGTAAAAAATTACATAACAATATGATACTTAGATTAAAGAAAAATAATATATATATGGGCATTCCTAGTTATATGGATTATGGTCAAATTGTAGAATATGGAAAAGGAAATACTCCATTATGGAATGTAGAAAGAGAAAATAAAAATGTTGTTGATCTAAATAAAATTAAAAAAGTATTTCTGTATGATAAAAAATCAAAAAATCTTATAGAAAATTTAGATTACATAGATCCATTACAAGGAAAAATTGCAGGAATAGCAGAACAAAATTTGTCATATAAATTAAAGTATGATCCTGCAATATACACAGTTGGATCAAGCAGTGTAGAAGTAATAGTAAACGAAAATTCAGCATGGGGAAAAGAAAATGTAGGAAAACTTTGGTGGGATATTAGTAAAATAAAATATTACTATCCTTATCAAAGTGATATTAGCTTTTCAACTAACGTCTGGACAAAGTTATGGCCAACTAGCAGTGTAGATGTTTATGAATGGGTAGCTTCAGATTTGTTACCTAGTCAATGGGATGCTTTGTCGTCAACTAGTGAAGGATTTAGTCAAGGTATAACAGGGTTGTCAAAATATGGCGATAATGCATATGTGAAGAAAAAAGTGTATAATAGTTTTACAGGAAAATTATCTACTGTTTATTATTATTGGGTAAAAGGTATTACGAGCATACCAAATTTAGATAACAGAAATTTAAATTCATTAAAAGTTTCAAACTTAATTAGAGATCCAAGAAATGAAGGCTATCCGTTTGTAGCATTTATAAATGAAAATGAATTTTCTTTGTTTAATTGTGAAAAATATCTTAAAAATGATGATACTGTAATTTCAATACAGTATTATAATGATGATAATAGCGAAGTTAATAATGTTCATTATCAATATAAGATTATAACTGATGGTCTTGAAACAAGTTTACCTACATCGGCGATTGAGACTAAATGGGTCGATAGTTTAGTAGGTTACGATGCCTATGGTAGGACAGTACCAGATCCTAGTTTAAGTGAAAAATACAAATATGGAAATTTAAATGAACCACGACAAGGTTGGTTTGTTAATAAACAAGAAGCGTTAAAACAATACATAGAGCGTGTTAATAGAGTATTGTTAAAACAATTAATTGTAGGAAACAAAAACCTTGACGCATTATATTCCCAAGATAACTATCCTTCTGAAATTCTTAATTATTATGATTTAGTAGTTGATAATAAAGTTGAACTTGACAATTATGGCATAGCAAAGGCCGCACAAGCAGAAATTGTTTTAGAAATTGAAAACGGTAAAGTTACAGGTGTTGTTGTTATAAATCCTGGCAGAGGTTATCTAAAAACACCAACTTATACTGTTATAGGAAAAGGTACAGGACTTGAATTAGAATTTGTACTTTCTTCAACTGGAAGTATATCTAGTGTAGTAATACTTAATCCAGGTAAAAATTATAATAAGTCTTCGTATGTAATAATTAGGAAATTTACTGCCCTTGTGTTATCAGATGAAACAATATTTGGTAAATGGTCATTATATGAAAGAGATTACACAGCTAATTCTTGGTCTAGAATACAAAGTCAAGGCTTTAATTGCTCTCTTTACTGGGATTTTATTGATTGGTATATGGAAGGTTATAACGTTAATACTAAGATCGATCATATTGTAGATTATTCATACCAAATTTTTGATATTAATGATAGCATAGGAGAAATAGTAAAAATACAAAATATTGGTAACAGTGGGTGGTTATTATTAGAAAAAATTAATAATTTAGAAAACGTAGATTACACTATTAATTATAAAACAATTGGTAGGCAAAATGGCACAATATATTTCTTACCAAATTTATATGATCCATATGCAGCTTTTGTAAATTTTGATCTTATAAGTTATGATAGTAATTTTTATGATAGTATACCTAGTGAAGAAATAAGGATTATTGCCAATGCGATTAAGAATGATATATTTACAGGAGATCTAGCCTATGAATATAATCAATTGTTTATAAGCACATTAAAATATGTTTTGCAGGAGCAAAAAAATATTGATTGGGTATTTAAAACTAATTTTCTTAAGATAAAACACAATGTAGGTACTTTACGGCAAGATGTAACATTTAACAATGATAATTTGCCTAGTTACGAAGCTTATGTAAAAGAAGTGAAACCTTTCAAAGTTAAAATTAGAGAATATTTAAGTGCTTACGAAAAAATTGAAGAATCTAGATCTTTAACAAGTGATTTTGATTTGCCTCCTAGTTATAATACAATATATAACAAAATATTACCGCAACAAGTTATAGCTTTAGGAGATCAATTAATTGGAGAAGAAAATTTACAAGAATATCCTTATAAATTTTGGTTAGATAATTTTAGTTATGAAATAATTGGTGTAGAGATAGCAGATGGCGGAAAAGGTTATACCTGGCCTCCAGTCTTAAAATTTGAAGGAGGAGGTGGATCGGGTGCAAGTGCTATTTGTCAAATTGGAGATGATGGCAGTATTGTTTCGGTAAATGTTACAAATGGTGGAAAAGGTTATATCTCTACGCCAAACATTTTTATTAATGGATCTTTAAATGAAGATGGGTATGATGCAAGGTTAAGTGTAATAGTTGGTAATAGTAAAAGTAGAAGTTTAAAAACAGCAATAAAAATAGATAGAATAACAAGCGAATCTGTTATATCTGTATTAGCAACAGAAGAACAGTTTGTTGGATCAGGATCTAAATATGTGTTTGATTTAACCTGGCCTATTACATATGATAGAAGAAAAATACAAGTTTCAATAAACAGTAATATTTTATTATTTTCTGAGTATACATATGAAAATGTTTTAGATTCAAGCAAAGGTTATGATAGATATTTTGGAAGAGTAATTTTAACTTTACCTGCAGAAAATTTTGCTAATATCATTATTAATTACGAAAAAAATCAAAGTTTATTAACTGCTCAAGACAGGATTCAGTTATTTTATTTGCCTAATGTTGGACAATTTGGAAATGATTTAGCACAATTAATGGAAGGAGTAGATTATAGCGGAGTTGAAGTAA